CACCATCAAGATCATAGTTACCAGTTCCCACTTTCAAAGCTAGGGAAGCTGCTCCTGAGACACTTCCGATCCGTATGACATTCGCGACAGCGCCGATTCCAATATCTACTGCATTCGGGTTAGTGGCACCTCCGCCTACAGCAATCGTTGATGCCCCTTCTCCTGACCCAATCTGGACAATTTGTGTTCCACTAGAATCACCGAAAGTCATGGTTCCAGTACCTGCAGTTCCTCCGTATGTCATTGTACCTGTGGTAGTTGACGCACCAATAGCATAAGTTGTAGCACCAACCCCGTTTAAGTCATAGTTTCCAGTTCCAACATCAATTACAACTGCTGTGGCACCCGTGTTATTTCCTATGGTTACAGTATGCGCAACCGCATTTGTACCCAAATTTAAGGCACCTGTTCCACTATTAAGTACTACACTAGTTGCACCCGTTCCATTACCCATGGTAATCGTTCTTGCTGCGGCGCCCGTACCTATATTAATATTTTGGGCATCCGCATCACTACCGATTCCTATAACTCCTGCTGATGAATTAAGTTCAAGGACACCATCTGAATCAAGCAGCATTGTATCATCAGAATTTAAGATGATATCTCCAGTACCTGTTGTAGTGACTGTGAAATGTCCTGTTCCAGTATTTACTGCAACCGCTGTTCCGCCACTAATATTTCCTAGCGTAATAGTTCTTGCTGCGGCGCCCGTACCAAAATTCATAGCTGCTGTGTCCGAATCCGCACCAATATTAATAGCTGTTCCACCACTTTCCAAAGATCCACCTGCATCGAAGTCAACGGCTCCAGTGGCTCCTAAAGTTGTAAATTGTCCAGCTGCAGGGGTTCCTGATCCCGTTGCTGGAGGCGCTGCAAATACACTTGCTACGTTTGCAGATGTCATAATGCGTGAAGTGTCCGTTCCTGCAACTGCTTCTGCTGTGGTGTTTAGTTCGGCGATACCTTTAACTGTTGTAGAGGCATCTGGCGCCCCTGCGATTGCAAGGTTATCGGCATACGTTTTAATTGCTAGTGATGAAGAAGCTGTCGTATCTAACGCCCCTGTAAATGTAGCGTCTGTACTCAATGAGAGTTCGTTTGAGTTCCAGTCTCCTCCACCAATATGCCAATAAAGGATAGATGGCGTTACACTCTCATCAATCCAGCCAGCACCTTTGGGATAATCAGTATCTGATGTTGCAGGCGCTCTTTGTGAAATTATTGCTGGGGGCTGAACCCGTACAAAAGGACTTCTTCTTCCTATCGCTTGTTGAATTTTTGCCATCTTAGACTCCTTAGGGGTAATTTTTTCCCATTTATGGGTTTTTCTTTAATGTACTCTTTCTCTAACAATATAGCAATTATTTTATTTGACGTTATTTGACTATCACTGATATTGTTTGTATATGGATGAATGGTACGGAGTTGATGAGTTTGCGAAACTTTTAGGAATATGTCGTCAGACTGTGATGAAACTCATAAAGAATGCACGATTGGAAGCGGTCAATGTTGGATCAAAAAAAAGACCCACATGGAAAATTCATGACGGGGCTTATCAAAAGTTTATTGCTGAAGCTTACGAAGAGCAAAAAAATAATAAATAATTATCTTTTATTTGATTTAGGCTTCAACTTCCCTTTTTTCTTCTTGAAAAGTGTTTTGAGAGATGCAAGAATCTTCAAAAGGTTATTTTTTTGTTTTGGCACTTTTCTTATTCCTTCTATATAGATCTTTAGAGGCCTGCCTAGCAGGTTTCAGACCATCATAAATACTTTCATACTTTCGTGAATATTCTTTTCCTCTACCTCTCTCTTTTACTAGCTTCTGAATTAGAAGACTGATAGCGGCTCCAATTGGAGATTCACTACCCTCTTCCCATCCGCCAATATGGTTTTCCCCTGTAGTTTTTCGAGGAAGTAGAGAGATGAGCTTGTCGGCATCTTCTTGCGAAATATCATTATATAGATAGGTGGCTCCACTATGGGGTGTGAATACAAGCTCGTTGTTTTCTGCGTCAAAGCCTGCTAAGTTTACATTCCTAGAGACTTGTTGACCTGTATGTGATTCAATACCCACGATTAGATCGTCGTACAGCTTAGCAAGTTCATCTTGTGATATAGGGGATGGTGTCAGGTCTTCGGTTTTTACAATTTTGTTTTTACCATCTATGCTAATTTTGGCTGTATCTCCGGGAAGCTCTTCTATCTTGGCTATTTCTCCATCTTGAGTGATGACATTCGATCCCCATGAAGGTTTTTTAACTTCCTCTTCTGTTTCGGTAACCTCTTCTATTTGTTCTGTTACCCCTAACGGACTCTCACCAAAACCCTCTGTAACCTGGGTAACCTGTTGTTCTTCGATACCTTTTTTTGCTCCTAACGGGAAATAGGAATCAACCATACCCATCAATCTCTCATCAAGATCACCTGGTTCTCCTGTAAATCCTATTGAACGAATGTATTCTTGATCCACCATAGGCATGGATTTTTTTAGGTATTCTAGCATCTCTTCGCGAGATTTGCCGGCTTTCTTCAGAGTCTTAAGACGATTCCCTAATTTACCCTTATCTAAATATCTGCGCTGGAGAAGTTGAGTTTCATCAAGAGAATCTTCTGCGGCATTCAGAGCTTCTTTTTCTGCTGATACAGTTAAATTAGCCTCTTCTATCCCACCTTTTGCAATTTCAGGTCCTGGTAAAGGTGTTCCAGAAAGTGACCCTGCAGTTGGCTCTTGCTGGGCTGGAGAGGTTGGTTGCGGTAAAGGTCCTCCTCCAGGTCCTGGTGCGGCAGTGCCTCCTCCCCCTTGCTGGGGGATTAATCCTTGCTGTCCTTGACTTGGTAAATTACCTCTCGGACCTGCCCCTTCTCCACCTGGTTGTGGTTGGCCTCCACCTGGTTGTGGTTGGCCTCCACCTCCTAATAGGGCTTGGAAAGCTGGAAATTTAGACAATAGCTGAGGGGCTGTTTTAGCTATCAATCCTGCTCCAAAAGCCATTGTTCCAAGTTTTACACCCTCTTTTAACAATGTCTTAGTTATATCATCCTGTTTTTTTCTTTTTCTTTGGGAAGACTTAGAAGATGCCCCATGTTCCTTTGTTTCTTCTTCAGTCATCGACTTGGAAAGGAAATCGAGAATTCTACTTACTGAATGACCCGCTTTTGTAGCTGCTAGGATTTTAGGTGCTAGCTTTGGAATTTTACTCGCCATAAAGTCTAAAACTTGTTCTGGAGAATGACCCTGACCTAAAGCTGACAAAATAGGATTCATTATTTGTTTCCTCTAATATAATCGATAATCCTTCCTGATTCTTGGAAAATATAGGGAAGAGAGTCTTTGGGAGCATGTGTTAGATCTCCCAACTCACCCTGTTGTTCGGTAGAAAATTGTAAACCACCATCAGCTGCGCGACTGATTGACTCATAGAACTGTCTCCAATCTAATCCTTTTTCTTGTCGCATTGTCTCTCTTAAACCCAATAGAGAAGTTTCAGGAGAAATGTTATTTTTTAAATAATCAGTATAACTCTCTGTCATGCTTTCTATGAGTTCAGGATTTTTACCTTTCATGGCATCAAATGTTGGTTTTGTCCCTACATAAAAAAGATCTTCTAAAGTGTCCTCTTTTTTATATGGTGCGTTAGGTAAAGTCTTTATATTCGATTTCTCATCTTTCGATAATGGTTTCATCACCATTTCAACTTCTGCTGAACTTAAATATTGATCCTCTAATTTCGTTCTAGCTAGTTGCGTTTCACCTAAATCAATAAGAGGCTTAACTGCTAATTGTAAACGATTTAAAGAGTCTTCTCTGTGTTTACTGCCTCTAAATAGTCCAGAAATCCATCCCGGAACATTGGCCTTTTCTATTCCTGAAAGGGCATTCTGCATTTTTTTAAAGTCTTGATTTGTCGATTGGAACCAGTCTTCGGGACTTTGATTTTGGTATTTCACACCTAATCTAGTAAACTGATTCAGATCTTCTTGTGAAGTTCCTTTTGGAAGTTTATTTTGTGCATATAAATTACGTTCTTGAGATTTATTAAGTGATAACGTTTGTAGTCTTGCATCGATTTCAGCTTGTGGAACTCCCTGTGTAGCTTCTAGAGCATCTTTATAGCTCATTCCATACATCGTTGCTTGTTGCAATAAATAAGGATCCATTCCCTCTTGAGTTGGTGGGGCTGCTTGTGGTTGTGGTTGGCCTCCACTAGGCGGCTGATAACCTCCTGCTTGGTTTGGTGGGGCTGCATACCCCCCTGGTGTCGTAACTGTTGGTGGGGCTGCTTGTGGTGGGACTGCTTGTGGTGGGACTGCTCCTGGTTGTGGTTGGCCTCCACCTGGCTGAGGTGCACCGCGTTTACCTGGTTGCCTTCCTATATTCTGTATTGCTTGCATTTGCAATTGAGGGATAATAGTTTTTCCTATTTCTTGAGAACCTGGCACTCCTGCCATATTTTGAGCCCATTTCATACTTATATCTGCAGGAGTATCAATATTTAAATCTAAAGACTGTTTGAATTTGTCAAGAGCTCCTTTTTGACGCATTCCCATTATTTCCTGACCGGCAACGCCTCCCAGCGCACCTCCAAGAGCTTGTCCTAGCTGACCTGCTTGTCCCTGAACTGGCGTTGGATCAAAAATTTGAATAGGCATTAAAACTTTCCTCCTGCTGTTTGACCGGCTCCTTGTGAAAATGATGAGAACATCTGTGGAATAAAACCTTGCTGAGGTTTTTGATATCCAAATTGTTGTGCACCCATTGCTTGCCCTGACATTCCCTGATATTGCTGCATTAAATCTCTCATAGCTTGTTGTTGTAGGCCTGATTTCATGCCCGCAAGTTGCGTTTGTAATTGCCCACCTGCTGAGCTTAAAGCTTGACCAAATCCACTGGATGATAAGGCGCCACCTTGAGCTCCCGCTCCTGCAAATCTCTCTGCTAGTCCTGGAATCGTTTCTTGCTCAAATTGCTGTAGATGGGGAGCTTCGAATCTTTGCATAGCAGATGAGGAGGGATCTAACATCTCTTGAAGTCCGGAAAGAGATTGACCATAGCCTTGTCCAAGTTGTCCTTCCGAGCTTAAACTTTGAAGTATCTGCTGGAGTTGCTGAATCTGCTCTGGAGACATTGTATCCATCTTAGTAAAGTCTGTACCCCACAGAAAATCATTTACACCTTGTCCTCCGAATTGACTGGCAGCTCCGATTCCTGCGCCTCCTGCTGCATATTTCGCCCAGGTGGGCATGTTTGCCATTGATGCTGTCATTAGTGTCTCCTTATTTTGTATACTCAATAACCACAGTAGTTTGCGTAAATGTAGAGAGGTCAATCCCTGTGGTTATAATGATGTCTGTTTCATCTGCTTCTAATGTAACATTATTCACTAATGTAGGGCTAGAAAAAGGTAAAGGCATAAATTTAATAGAGGATGGATCAGTTGCTCCTCCATACATTCTAGTAAGTCGGGTTACATTATTTAAGGCTACATTGTGCTGTACTCTCTTAGTTGTCGCATTTGGAAGAGGTCCAAAGACTACGAGCTTCCTATACACATTGCGTGTGTTCTGAGGATCTTCTGGAATGAAATATCTTTGAAAAGTAGCTAGCTCTTGAGGTAAGTATAGAGCACCCTCTTTCGTATTGACCACATCTATAACTTTCTTATGCTCTCTCTCGAAGATTTCTGAGAATGCATCAAAATTATCTGGGAAATCAAAGTCACTTAATTGGTTTGCTACTAAAGGATTATCACTGCTTGAGCTCATTTAACATGTCTCCACGTTTTATTCTTGCAAATCAAATAAACACTATGATAACAAACATCATAGTCTTTTTTTATTTTATTTATTTTCTCACCAATACCATATCGATTTCGTATTTCCATTATATCAACATCATTCAATTTTGCGCTTTTTACTTTTTCACCTTTCAATTGGCGGTCTTTTTTTACCTTATCGTGCTGATTATCTTTTGGTGTTCCTATCCATAAATGCTCAGGATTGTAACACGCAGGGTTATCACATGAATGACATATATGTTTTCCTTCAGGGATCTCTCCTTTCCAAATTAAATACGATATTCTATGTAATTCCATTTTTCTTTTTTTTCCACCATATCCAAAACTTCTTCTTCCATATCCTTTAAATCGATATCCTGGCCACTCCCAACACGCTCCATTTATCACTCTCTTTTCTAGAAGTTCCTTTCGCAATTTCTCATAGTATTCTTTTTTTTCAATTTGTCTATGACATCCACAGCTTATGATTTTTTTTCCTAAAATAGTTTTTGCTTTTGTTATTTTTTCCTTTCCACATTGACACCTTATTTTCCATAAACTTTCAGAATAATCATTTTTACCTTCAAATTTTATCACTTCAAAATGATCAAACTTTATTCCCTTCAAATCTATAAAATTTGGCATCATAACCTCTTTTTTAAGGAGTATACCACCTAACTTGTTTTAAATGCTAGAAAGTTATTCGTCCCCCTTCTTTTGACCACAGAATCATTCCATTTAGAACGAAGGGTACTCGTGCGACTGCGATATCATTCATTTGATCGTCATTATAGGCAATTTCTACGGATACGAATTGACCAAACGTTGAGGTGTAAAATCTATTCCAGTAAACATCTAAGGATTGGTTTTGAAATAAAGGGTTCTGCTGAGTATTCATCTCTGTTTGGCCGACTAAAAGGTCACCCTCTTCTGCTGTCGCCGAATTCGCATAGATTTTGATTGTAACAACCCCTGTTCCCGTGACATCAGTTAAAAAGTCTATGTAGGTTAATTTTATCTGTTTACCATTGGGTAAATAAGGATTGAAATCTTTTGTAAGTATCTTTATCTGAGGTACTAATGCAGCTTTTCCTAAACCGATATAGGTTCCCGTCCCTACAGCTGGAGTGTAGGAAAAATTAGATATATAACTTTTAGATGTTGTATCCCATTTGACTATCTCTATGTTGTCAGGGTCGTAGGTTCCGCCACTCACTATAGGTCTTACAAAATATGTTTTTTCATTTAGATCGGTGGTGACGTCTGTAGAATCTGAGGTGTCTATGAAATCTAGATCTGTAACATAAATGATGTCCCCAAAACTTAGATTATGATTGACGATTTTTAATCTTGGCGGCGTAACTGTTCTATCTACTCCTGTGATGGCTAAAGAATAATCATCTATGCTGTCGCATCCATATTTATGGATAAACCCTTCTTGATTTCCTGAAACTGTAAAAGGAAATTGTTTGACTTGTTCGGGATCATCCCAGCTTACTTCGTCATTCCAGAAAACATCTGTTGAATCCCATGTGATTCCTGTGATGTCTTCATATACTCCAAATGCTGTAACCGAACTTCTGAATATCGAAAAGGTGTTATTTCGGTAGTTATATAGGAGGACTTCATTAGGATATTTCTGTGCATTATCTGTGTTTGTAGCATTGTTGTAACACCAATAGACCACTTCTTTTTGGAAATCTCTGATCCCATGGACTCTTTGCTTTCCCTGATTGTCGTTTCTAAAAGCAAACACTTGGTCAGGTATCTTAAGATCAATGCGATCCACTGATTGTGAAGTCGCCGCGACTATAGCTCTGTTGCCAACACCTAATACACCATCATCAAAAAGAATTGAGGAGAACTGGCTTTCACTTCCAAAGTCTGAAGATATCCTTTCCCAGATAAAGGGGAGCCCGTAATCACCCACATAACGCAATTGCCATGTGGTTTTCTCAAAAAATACAATCAATGTGCTTTTGAAGAATATAGCTGAAATAATCTCTTCATTGGTAGGGGCATCGATGAACCCCCCTTTACCAAAGGTATTACTAACCCAAGCTCCTGTTTGAGTGGGATCTCCTACTTGAGAGAAACGTAAACGATTGTAATATTTCTTTGCTGCCCCTTGAGTCGCACCCTCAAAAGTATTGAAAGCTAAAAGCCTTCCATAATAAGGTATTAGAACCCTAGCAGAGAAGAGAAAGGATGTTTCATACTGATAATTCACCATCACAGTGGCGTCTGCTGTCATAGCTGGAGTAATCGTTAATGTGATAGCCCCAGTGGCATAATCTATGGTTCCTGAGTTCGTATTTGCCGATCCTTTTAAGGTTCCATCTTTTGCTGGATCTGTGAAAATGACATCAGGATTTGTCCCATTATTACTGACTGTGATCGTTACCGTTCCAGGGATTATGGGAGTATTAGATATGTTGCTAGGACCAAATAATGTCCAGGGAGTTGTTAAATTCCCAACACTCTCGTTGGTTACTAATGTTCCACCCACTGCAGGTGCAAAATCTGTCCATGTATTTCCATCCGTATAACGCATAGGGGAGAGTGGATCGTTATTAAAATTCGTAACGAAAAGGTATTTTACTGATTCGTCGGAGGCTCTATAGTTTGCTCCCCAAAAGAATTCGGAGTCGCTCCCATTCCATGTCTGAGCTGAGGTACCTAGAAATTCTGTATAATTGGTTCCATCAAAAATATAGGCATAGATAGTATCAAAAATTATGGTGCTTTCGAAATTTATGTTTCCAGTTTCTCTTTGCATGATCCCCATACATGGGAGAGCCGGAAAATAAGCGTAGGTGATATTTATTGTTTCTAAGTTTGGGGGAGTCCCTGCACCATCCCATTCTATATGGACGTTTCCTGTTAGGTAATTTACAAATGTTCCCGGATCTATGTCGTAGGCTATTCCACTTGTGCGTGTAAAGGTCCCATCTCCTTGATCTGTAAATACTGTGGTATTCCCTCCAAGAAGATCAACCGTTATAACCATGCCAGTCTGCAACTCTGCATTAGGTTCGTTAGCACGCAGGCTTGTAAGGATATCCGCTATATTATAGGTTCCCGTTCCGTCTGCTGCGGCTTGTAACTGATTAGTGAAAGTCCTTCGAAGTCTACCTAAAAACTTAATCCCATCCCTTTTTTTTACTCGGTCACGCCAAACATAAGCATTTAAAAGCTCTGGGAAAGCTTTCTCTGGAAGGAGAAAAGACTTCTTGTCTTTCTCCAATCCCATATCTGAACCAGCTATGTAAAAGGGTCGAGGGTTTGTCATCAAGCAAATCCTATTCCTAAACCAAAAAATACAACTTTATACGTCTGACTATCTCCTAGTCTTCTCACATCAAAACCCGTTGTTGCTATAGTAGATTGTTGTATAAAGAAATCTTGTGGTGAATTTACAGTGGTATCATTTCTTTGAGGTGAAAACCATTGAGTCAAAATTGTTTGAAATTCATATTGATAACGGCATTTTAATGGGTTTGAACTTGCTACCGCTTGTTGTTCTCCCCATTGTAGTATCAATCCTCCTGGTAAAAATGTCCACCCCCCAGTGGAGTCCACTGAATCAGCAGTATAATTCGTATCTACTCCAAACGTAGCTTGATTAGCTTGTTTTACAGTGGTCATCTGATACTCTTTTCCACTGCTTTCGCCTCTGAAGAAAAGGTTGGCTTCTGCCGGTGTAACCCCTACTTTGGTATACAATCCCCCTTCGTTCGATGCTGTAGCTGGCGCTGATCCTTGTTCTGGCATTTGAAGGAATTTATGTTTTCCTTCTCCTGAAGAATTAAAAGCTACGTGGTTAACGGCTTCAACTATAGCAATCTCTTTAAAGTTCTCATTAATTCTTGCTCTTGTTCCGCCTAGTGTCTCACCAGACTGGGGGATATCATTGGAATATGTCATGTAATCTCCTTATACTTAAACACTTATGTGACCCCACAATCTTCCACTTTTTATGTGATAAACATGAGATACAGATATATTAAAGTCTGTTGCAATCTGCTTTGCAGCAATGTTTTCTTTTAATTTAGTTTTGATGTTTTTAACGATTCCATTGTTTAATTTGGCTAAATGATGTTTTTCCCCAGATTTCCCTGGATGGTTATATTTTCTTCCAAATTGTAGTTTTTCAAAGTGTTCTTTTGAAATTTTTCTACCCTTTAGATCAAACTTTCTCCCTTTTTCTATCATATCCTGAATATTTTCTTTTTGAGTACCTTCCCATAGATGATCAGGGTTTATACATAATCTAACATCACAAGTATGGCAAACATGCTTGCCTTTGGGTATATCTCCTTTAAATGCTAAATATGAAGCTCTATGTGCAGATATGGTTTTTCCTTTGTTATTTAGTTTTCCATAGCCATTTTTTCCAGCTGGACCTTTCCAAATCCAACATCCATCTTGCACTTTTTCTATTCTTTGTAAAACCATATCTTTTAAACTCGTATGCCTAAATTCTTGCATACATTCAAGTGAACAATATTTCTTTCTACCTTGTGTGTAATCATAAGCTTTAAATTCTTTTTTGCAATTTTTGCATTTCAATAAGTATGTCATAAAATTTCTCCCGTATGTGTATTTTATGACATATGTGGATTTTTATCTACCTCTTTTTTTAGATTTTACTATGCCGGCTGAATTTAATGCAGCAGCTAGAGATTGTTTTTGAGAATACCCTGAGCCTTTCATCTCTTTTATATTCTTACTGATAATTTTTTTTGATTTCCCTTTCTTTAACGGCATAGAACCTCTTCACATTATTTTTTCTTCATCTTAGGCTTATCCATAGTCCCGACGGAAGAATAGGCTTTCTTACCCATAGATTTCTCCATACCCTTTGACTCTGACCTGCGTGATTTCATAGACTGTTTCTTCTTGCCATTCTTAGCCCCTAAGGACTCATCCATTTTGCTGTTATAGCCTTGTTTTTTCATAATCTGTTTCCTTTTTTAACCATTATTTCCACCCCATCCACCAAATCCTCCGCCCATACCATTGAGTTGGCTAGAATAGATCGTTCCGATGCGTTGTTTTCCAAGTTCTGCGTATGTCCTAGTCTCATTGAGTGCATAGCGTTCATTAAGCATTTTGTCCATCATCATAATACCGTCAAGATCCTGTCGATCCTCGAAGATCTTCTTCGCTGCTCCTGCTGCTAATGTCTCCCACCACTCGAGAAGCTCTGGGATCCCTGTTGTAGTTGGCGAGTCTGGATTTACACTTCCTAGGAGGATTTGAGAAGGTCTCCTATAGGCTACGATCTCAACAGTATAAGCCCTGTCTGGTACTGGGCGAAGTGTGATCTGGTTCTGGAAAAACAGAACTGCTTGGGGAATCGCATTGTTTGATGGGTTGTAGCTGATGTTTATTTCAGTTCCTGAGGGTACTGCAGTTGAGAAAATGAGACCTGCTATCACTCCTGTTGTGTAATTGATAGTACCCCCAGCTAAAACATCTCCTATTAAATTTCCGTTACCATCATCAGTAACATGCAAAGATCCATTTGCCACATTTGCACTAATGAGGATATTCTGGATTCTGGACGGGTTTGGCTCATTGAAAGTTGTAGGGTATGAACCTGTTGCAAATGTCGCTGTTACCGTCTCATTTGTTTCTACTAATGGGTTATTGTTAATACTCGCTTGGATAGGTATCGATTTTAACGTGCCCGCATAAGGCCCGGTTGTTCCATCTCCTGTATCAAACGTCTCTTTGTTTTGCCAGTTGAAAAACAGGTTAAAGAATGGCCATAAACTATAGTAGAGAGGGACTAAGCGCTTGTCGACATAGGCTGGGGACTCAAGACTCTGATAATGCTCATAATCAAACTGATAAGTTCCTACGTTTTGGATGGTATTTAGAGTAAAGGTGTCTTTAAGTTGTAAGCTCCTGAACTCTGAGGGGAAGTCATAGAGGTAAAAGGAATTGATGTAATCTATGATAGTTGAATCGGTAAGCTGTAGAGAATTACCCGTACCCGTGAGCTTCCTCACTTTTACCAGTATATCTGCTAATGTGGCTGTCGACATTATGACCTCCTATTGTCAAAAGCTGCCTTTCTATTGATCTTCACAGGATTTGTGTTCGGTATTATGCTAGAACAACAAGGCACTGCAATTGGAGGAGTTGTCCCTGCAGAATCAAGTGAAGAATAATCAAAGGCATCCCAACTCGTCGTATCTATGTCTACAGTTATCGTATCACTTGTCAATGCTTGAACGATAGCCTTTTTTTGATTTAATTCTCGCATCCCAAACTCTCTTCTCACTCTAAAGGAAACTATTTCCCCTAGAGTAAAATCATGAGCTGCTGTGAAAGTCACAACTGCTTGCTGAGCATTGGTTATCGCATTGATGAAAGCCTTCTGCGGGTAAATTACATTTGTAACCATGACAAGTTAGAACACCTCTACCGGGGTGAATCTTACTCGTGAGACAGTTTCAAAGGTAGACGGCAACCCTCTATGAGGTAACTCATTCCCTCGCTGCGCTCCATTACTCATTCCAAAGTTTCTAACTTTCTTCTTGGTATTGTTCAGATGCTTTACCAAGCCTAAAGGCATTTCACAGGTCTCACCATGTACTAATTTGTAAGTGACAAGTAGATCTTCTGGGAAGAATCGATAGTTAAATTCTAGAAAACCACCTTGTGCGTCGATGAATTCAAATGTCCCTTTGACCAATTTATTGTGCTCTTTTCTTAAAGCATCCATTTTATCTTTGGCTTTTACTGGGTCAATTTTTGTCTGATGACTTCTTCTTATATGTTTTATTTCCATTTTTTTCTCCTTATTAAGAGAGAGGACAAAACGCCCTCTCTCATTTATAAACTACTCGGCTTTATGGTTGTTACTATAATAAGCAACCCAATCGTACACAGAACTAACGCTTGTGACAACGTTAACTCCACATCTCATAACAAAGTTATTTCTGTTATCAAAAGCAGCTGTTACCGGTGATCCTGGAGGGTTAGCGCCAACCTCTGGCCCTGCTCCTGCTGGAAGTAACATTGCCGGACTAACACCTGCTGCATAAACAGCTGATGTAGGAGGCAAAAATGCTGAGAATCCTGATGTGTCAAGATCTACTTGAAGCGCTCTAACTGTCGCTCCACTTGCATCTGCTGTGTAAACGCCACTGGATATATTACCCACTGACAAAACAGTTGCTGTTAGATTGTTAGCCTCAGACATCCCGTAGGCTGTAGGAACTCTAAACGAGACCTTTTCACCGATTGAGAAGTCATGAGAAACTGTCATACCAACTACTGCGTTTACCGCTTGCGTAATACCAACATTACCTTCAATAGGCATGATAAACCTATTGCGTGGGTAAAATTTGCCTGGCATTACCTGACGAACATTACCAGCCGTACCGAAAGCTGCAAAGTTCGTTGTATCCAAGTTTAGAGATATGTTCGTATCTACTGATACCGCTGTAACTTCAATGTCATACGCTGTTGACTGAAGCTGGCCAGTGATATTATCTAAACGAACAATACTTCCTACTTGAATGGAACCCGTGCTAGCCATAGTGACTACACCTGGATCTTCAAGCGAAATATTTGTCTGTGCCAATGCTGCAAACGTTGGAGGATTAGAACTATCAATAAAACGGAAACCATTGGTGGTTCCAGCTTCTGTTGATAAAATCCCTGACGTTACAGCTTGATCCATAGACTGGAATGCCTCTTCAGCCATTCCTCTATAATGATAACTTTCAACTGAGGTTTCAGCTGTATCATCACCCCAAGCAGTTCTATTTCTTAGAACAAACTTGTCCGGTCTTCCCTGTGGCAATTCTACATCTTTGAAAGCTGCTGCCGCCGCTGATGTAAAAGAACCACTATCTCTATAATTAAAAGTCATAGTAATTCTCCTTTATACTGCCAATAGGCCGGTTGATCTTAAGTTCTGTACCCATAGATCCTGTGTAATACACTGACCTTGGTAGAAAGTTGCTCCTGCGGTATGTCTAAGCATACAAGGATCGTTGTTGTATCCTGGAGGTAGATAGATAAATTTAGCTTTACCACCTGACTGCCATACAACTTTATAACCCTCTTTTGCACAAACAAAACAGTTCGCTATGTCATTTCCCATTAGGGAAGCGTTAGCGGTAATGGAACCCTGAGAGGAAACGAAGTAACGGACGTTATTGATCCCGCCCCATTCGCTTTCTAGAGTTCTGTCAATGTTAGGATACTGATACTTTCTAGTAAATCCTTCCATATTGTTCAACACGGGAATCATACGAGTATGGCAAAGAGCTCCATAGGAATCGCCAATTGGGCTGGTTCCTATTTTATCTTTTCCACCCATCATGGAAGTAATATACTCACCATCATTTCCTTGAAGAACAGCAACAATATCATCGACATCGGTAACGTTCATCTCGGTAGGTAGATCACCATTAGCTCCTCCTACACAGTTAACGATTGAAGCTGTTGCCTCAAGGTTATCGCGTTGGAGAATATCCTGTGTTTCCCTCATCGCTTGACCAAGCCTTGCAGCGGCGGAATTTAATACAGGGTCTTCGTTTGTAATTGTTACCTGTCTTGTAAGAACAATATAGGTAGCATACACACGGACTCTGCAATCCACATCTACTCGGTTTAGCTGTTGAGATGGAGGGTTAAGCTGGGCATCATCTAGAGGCACAGGGAAACGATCTAAACGATCGTACCTTGATTGTCTATCGATAAAGCCCTGATTATCTGGAAGTTCAACTGGCACTGCGAAAAGGTTATGGATATTGTTCCTTTCTGGAGTGCTAAGTAACTTCGAGTTGTACCGCTGTTGGATTTGCGGTGGCAACGTAGAAATTGAGACTGTCATCTTAACCTCGGTTATTTAGTAACCGGACGATTGGCTTGCAAATCCCATCATTTCTTCATACATCTTGGTCTTCTCTGCATCACTCATATTTGACATTGTAAAAGCTTGCGCCATTGGTCTCTTATTGTAAGCCTGAGGAGACTGTACGGCCTTCTCATTCTTCTCAATTTGATTCTCAACCTCTTTAGCATGCCTTCTGTCTGATGAAGATGTAGATAATCCCATAGACTTTATGAAGTTATATGTTTGGTAGCCCATTTTATAAGGGTCTTTTAGATCTGCAATCGTTCTCGCTAGTTCCGGTTCTTTTTTTTCTAAAATAGCAATTGTCTCGGTATTAACAACACTGTCGAAGTCAGAATATTTAGATTTAAGACGCTCATGAAATCTTGACTCTTCTCTTTTCTTTTCCAATTTCGCAAACTCTTCACGGGCGACATTTCGTGCATCCTGGTCAACCAGTTTTTTAGTCTGGCCAAACGTGGGATATTCCTCGTGAGAGATACCAGCAAATTGGTCAACCTCTTGGGGAGGGGCTACCGGTTGCTGTTGCTGTTGGTTTTGAGTGAGCAAAGACTTAATAAACTGGTCTTGCATCTGCATTCTTTCTTCTAAACCTTTGTTGCTTTTTTCAGCATCATCTGCCTTCCTTCTAAGAGCATTCCAGTTTCTATCTTGGACATCATCCTCCTGGCCGGGAGGGTCTGCCACAACTTCAGCCTGTGTGCTCTCATCAACAATCGTGGATTCCTGATCATGAGGCGTGACCTCTACTTCTGCACTATTATAATCTTCGTCCATAGTTTTCCTTTCCGCGTTGGCGAGTCGCGATTGCAGCCATTAAATTAAATGTATAGTATTTCTTATTTTTAGACAATTAAAGAAATTTTAGATTCTGCTTTCGTACAATCTTTGTCTTGTGCAAATTTATTTGGTAGCCAAAAGAAACCTAAAACTTTCTCTGTTTCTACCGCTTTCTCATCCATGTTAACAGTTTTGCAATAGCTGTAATAGCATTCCTTATAACTTGTAATAACTTTCTCATCATAGCCCTCCACTTGGTTGCTAGACATTGAAACTTTTATAAATCCAAAGGGTGTAAGATCACCATTTACCCACTTGCGTATATTTTTAACATATTCTGGCTCATATAATATTTCATTGCTAAGGATATTCATAAACTCAGAGTGATGAGGAATGTCCCAACAGTACTGAACCTTCTCCTCGTTTGGTAACACATGGAAAACAAGGGTGTTATCTTCAGGATATGGACGATAAAGCGTTAGATGAGGTCGACGCTTCAATGCATTCTTCATCTGAAGGTCTCGCTCTTCGACTACATTGACAAAGTAAGGACGCCCCTCAAAAGGATTGGCTTTAAACGCGTCATTGAGATCATCCACTAAGCCATTGAGCATATCACGCCCAATATCTCCGATAGTAAGACCCTCAACGCTATTCTTCTGTGCGTCTAGATATTGAGTTCCTACAGTATCCCTATCGCCATAACTTGATTTCATAAAACTCCTTAAATTACAAAAAGCCATGAGAAATTCAAACCCCTCATGGCACAAACATAGGTGAGAGCTATATTTTAAATCTAATAACCGTAACGGCCTTTGAAAGCTTCGCTTTTTAGCTTGCTTCCAGCTTTTACCATTTGACGGTCTTCTCTCTCTTTATACATTAAAGGAGATTGATTGTATTTTTCTGCAAAAGCTCCTGCTGGAGTTTGGCAATCTTTTACATCTGGCTTCATATCGCCTTGTGAGTATCCATTTTTCATTTTACACCTCCGGAGTGTTATAATAATAAGTTATCCTATTTCTCCCAAATTGGCAAACGATTTTTTAAGTCCTGCACCGGGAGAGTTTTCCATTTCCATCTTTTCTTCAAAGTTTAAGGAATTGATTTGATTTAACATCTGTAGTTTAGAAGATAAATTTGTTGTGTCCATAGTCTGAAGCTCTTTAAGGCTTTTAACTAGAGCTAGGAGACCTTCTACGTCCTCAGTCTCTGCTCTGCGAAGCTTGTCTTCTGCTACTGCTTTATCTGTCTGTATCTTAGCAACCCTTTCAGCTGCTAATCCTTTCTGGCTTTGGGCATAGGCTAACTTAGTCTCGTTGTCAACCTGCAGCTGCTGCATTTGTAGTTGCTGCATCTGTTGATTCTGCTGTGCTTCACCCTCTTGGAATTTCTGAATGTCAGCTTTAAGCTCTTCCTTATCAGTTATATACATAGCATCTAATATGCGTTGCATGACAGGGGGCGGAGTAGCATCTCCAAAGATCTCTTTAAGATGCAGAAGCTGGCCTAACTCTAATTGGTGCTGGCTTTCAGTTAGGACGCCTTGGACTACTTTTGTGCCGTATTTAAAGAAGGCCTTGTCATCAAATTCTGGGGTAGGGTCCTCACCAATCACTTGTTTAACTTTGTTAAAGCTCCAGTTTTTCTGGATCATCTCAAGAATGATGTCACCGCAAAGTCTTTGTGATTCATCGAACTGATCAAACAGCCTTTGAAGTGTGGTAAGACCTGCCCCTTGCCTAAGCATAGAAAGGATTCCAGCTTTCGAATCATCAGCTGAACCTAGCAGCTCCTCGTTCACGCCGCTAATTTTCCCCATCACTTCACGTAGCATCTCTTCCATCTGTAGCATAGTGGGTGCTGGAGGTATGATCGGCATAGGCTCAACATCTGACATCTGTGCTGTCTCTTTAAGCACTAACATGCGGCCATTACCTTGATTCATCCCATCTTCGGGTGAAACAAGTGAGCCCTTCTTAACTTTTATTCCTTGCTGTTGGCTCTCGAGGATATCGAGGTCCGATACTTTCAGCCTGTTGAATAAATATTGAGCGTCTCGAAGATCTCTAACTATACCCTTGTATTTGTAGGCATAGTAGGCAGTGTCGGGAGTAAAGTAGCCTAGGAAAGGAACATATGGGTAGCGATCGATTCCGTAGGGATTAGGTTCATCAACCATCACCCGACCGTTTATAAGAATGGTTCTTCTTACTGTCTGCTTAGGACGCTTTACTAACTTGAATTGAGTGTTAAACTTTAGCTGGATAATACGCATATCCTCTTCATCACCATCCCATTCCTGGGATTCGTTGGTAAGGGTGTCGACTAAATAGGTAGCCTCGCGTGATGTCAAATACCAATACTCATCAAATGCTATTAGATTGTGATCTTGGATCTGATAGACTTCTGGCATATAATAGAATTTGTCATCTTTGGGATTGCCGGGAGGCATCGATCTAATCTCATCTGCAAAGTCTGGGTAAAGCTGAACAGCTTCCTCTTTATCAAAGAATTGTCTAGTCCATATGTATCTACAGTCCGAAAGGTCATGCTTGCGGAAGTAGGGGTCAATGAGAATAGATTTGAAGTCTACGTATCTTAATTTGATATCTCCTGAAGATGGATCACTTGAGTAGTCGCTGAAGATACTAACCAACCCTATGCCCTGGGTGAGAGCCCCTTGCTCAAAGGCATCGGAATATACTTGATAGGCTCCTGTCTGATTGTGTACCTGGTAAAGACATTTTGTGAATTGATCAGCTGTCTTTTGCATGGGCGATTGCACTGGAATGCATATTGAAGACTTTCTATTCTTCCGCTGGAATCCCGACACCATCTGAACCATAGAATTGATGATGTTAAAGTTGAACATCTTACGTCGATAGGTGCTTAGTCCTGGAAAGAGAAGGCCCCAAAGGTCTTGGTCACCTAGAACAAATCGCTGATCAAGGTCTGCTTGCTCCCACTGCGTCTGTAATATATTGATGGAATCATGGTAGTTTCTGTCCATCTCTTGTTTCTTCGCTGTATCGGCTTCAAGACCTGGAAAAAAAATCTGTGTCGAACCTGCTCTGGACATAAAAAAACCTTAATTTATATTTTTCATAAAGATAACATAAACATCAATTAAAAAATCTATCCCTCACCCCAATAAGACCTCATCGCTTTCATATCATCCTCTATAGTTCCAGCCTCCACTACATATCTAAGACCAGAACATAGATAACGCATAGAGTCTGATCCATGGGATGCAGCATCATGGACAGGCTTAGAGGTGAACCCACCAATTTGAGTGTTCCAGGTTTTCTTATAGTTCGAAAGGGCTGTAATACCTGTTTGACATTTGGTGCGGTCAAACCACATTTTGGAGAGGGAGGTTCTTACCAGGTTGATTCCATCAAGCAAACCAGCTTGCTCTAATACAACGCCATGAAGATTGAATTCTCTTGCCTGCATCTCAAATGTTATGCCCGCTCTGTCTCTCGCTCTGGCATCATGTGGCCAAATGTGCGTACCATATGTGTATCCCTTCTCTTTTAGCATCTGTACCATCTGATCTAAGGGAGTATCTGTACGCTCGAAGTAATCGATTAACATGATCTCACCCGATCTGTTGATCTGGAAGAACCATATACTCATAAAGTCGGCTTGCCCTAAATCCCATGCTGTATGTACAGGTTGTGTTTTGTCATAGCTTACCGAAGTAACATGACCCAACTCATAAAGCTCTTTAATCTGGGTAGCATACCAGTTACCAACCTGTGAGCTTGCAAAGGCCTCCTCTTGAGTAGATGGAAACTCACGTAACATATCCTCACCTTGCGTCTCCAGCTTCTTGACATACCACCACTTTTGTGGGTCTGACAGGTTAATACCCTCTAAACTGAGCTTAGAAAAATAGTCGTGCTGGTCGGGGGTAAGTACTTGAGGCTCATCTAATATATAGGTTGGGTGTCTATGCCATGGGAAAAAGAAAGGATAGAAATCCATCTCACCAAACTTAGCGCCTTCCTGCTTACGCCTAAAGGCTGCCTGTGTCATCTCGTAGTATGAACCCTCTCTTCCCTCGGCTGTAGATTCTATCACCACGAACTGCCCAGGGTGTATAGTATTGAGAGCTCCAGTCATTACCTCACGTGCTTTCTCGGGGTATTTGGCACAAATCTTACCGAACTCGCTTATATGTAGAAACTGTAAAGTGCTAGAACGTAGAGACGTACCAACCCTTATGACTGATCCATGAGTAAAAGAAAGCTCCTTAGCGGAGTCCCCGATAGCCTTAAACAGAGGTCTAATAGCGGGGTGTAGATTATCAAAGGCAAACTTAAGCTTATCAACGAAGATATTTTGCGCGTCATCTAAAGTATGAGCTATGATACCTGCTTGGACATTGTCATTCCAAAGCACCTGGTCTAATAAGTATATACAGAACAGCGTAGTTATGCCCAACTGCCTAGCCTTAAGGATAATATTACACCCATGCAGATTATCAAGCAGTTCCTGTTGAGCCCAGTTAGGCTTGAATGTGATCTTTTTTCCGTATGGGTCTTTGATACAATAGAGGTGACTGAGTCTCCACTTCTTATCTTTTAACTTCAAAAGTTCGGGGTACATCGTCCATATCTTTGAGAGCTGAGGCGAGTTTTCGAGCAAGGTCATCTTGTTTTTCCTCTTCTTCTTTTTTTGCAGCTTGGGCTTTGAACGTCACCTCTTCATTCTCTGATTCGACAACTTCTCGATCATGATGTCTAAGATATCTATTACCAAAAGACTTATCCATTATCTTAGGATTCATTACTCTTTTAGCTAAAATTGCTTTAGTTGCTTCATAATATGGCAGAAACTCCGGACATTGTATCATTGTTTTCCAAAACTTTCTAGGAATCATCTTTTCTAATGCATACCATTGTGCAAACCTGCAGTGAGGATCTTCTTCATCTTCTTCTTGAGCCCATGCAAGAAGCTCTTGCGCTAAAGGTAAAAGTTCCTCTGGAGGGGGCATAACAAGTCGCGGCCTTCTCAGCTTGACTTCAGAGAGAATCCTCTCATAATTCTCTTTTTTCAACTCTTTTTTTGTTTTTTCTTTACCCATTATCATACCTAAACATTGAACTTCAGTATCTTAAACATAGCAGTGATTAATATTTATTTATAGGTTTTTTTCTGATATTCTTTTTCCCATGCAAGCGTACCAACTTAATCTTTTTGAGAGTTATTCTGAGATCGATCATTTGAGAGCTGAGGTTATGCAGCTTACTAAGCAGATAGCCGTTGTGAAGAATGACAATAAGAGATGCTGTAATGGTATGCAAAAGCTATGTGTTGAATTGCTTGAGAGGGTTCACTCTTTGGAGTGCAAACGTTAGGTTTTTATGAGATATGTAAAACATAAATTCAAAGCTAAATCTTGTGAATCAGACGGTATAAAGTTTGGAAGCAAGAAAGAAAGAGCTTATTATGAACGCCTTAAACTTCTTCAGAAAAGTGGCGAAATTTTATTTTTTTTAAGACAGGTTCCGTTTGATCTCCCTGGAAAGGTTCGATACTTTTGTGATTTTTTAGAGTTCCATGCTGATGGGAATTGTGTTTTTACTGAGGTGAAGGGGTATATGACCGATTTAGGTCTGATGAAGCTTAAAGTTGTCCAGGACCTTTACAATATTGACATTAATATTGTATAGTGATCGTATGAATGCAAAACAAACCCATACCTGTAAATTTTGTAACACCTCATTTAAGGGATATTTAAACAGGGGGAAGCCACCGATTTATTGTTCAATGGAATGTAAATCTATGGATTGCTACGAGTTTAAAAAATGTAAATTTTGCAACATTTCTTTTAGGACAATGAAATGCAAAAAAAGAGAATTTTGCTGTCAGACTTGTTCGAATTCCCATACTCATAAATTAAGATCTAAAAACACTAAGAAAAAAGAACTTATATGTTTAAATTGCAAAGAAAATTTTACTACATCGCTAAAATTTTACAAATTAAAACTAGCAAATAAAACACAAATAAAGTTCTGTTGCAGAGAGTGTTACATTGTTTTTAAAAAGAGTTTAACCTTAAAAACTTGTTTGTTTTGCCAAAATAAATTTCACTACAAAGACAAAAAATCTCAATATTGTTCAGTGAAATGCGTAAGTGAACACAGGATTGAAAAGCATAAAAATTGTCCTGGTAGGTGGAAAGAAAATGGATATATTGTGATTTATACAGGGAATGGGAACGGCATAAAAGAGCACATAAAGATTATGGAAGATCATCTAGGGAGAAAGCTAGATAGGAAAACAGAGTGTGTTCATCACGTGAACGGAAAAAAAGATGACAACAGACTTGAAAACCTTTTATTGATGACTCCTAGTGATCATGTTGCTCTCCACCGAAAACAAGATATTGAAGAGGGGAGATCTTTATTTGGAAGAGATAAATAGCCCTCCTTTTTGTTGGTCTCACCCAAATGGTAAAAGTGCCCTCTCATACCACTCTCAGCGATAAAACACTTTTTTTATTTTTCTAATATGATTCTCTTACATTAAAAACTTTTAAACCTTCTTTGTACGC